TAAGAACCATTACCATTAACATCTTCATAAGAAAATCCTGATTCATTATTATCTACTACAGATTCAAGCATTGATTTTCCACCAGCTTTAAATAATCCATTATTCCAATTATTAGCATCTGTTATCATTGCTATACCATTTTTAGAAATAGCATTTATAACATCAGTTTTAATTTTTTCATCTGAAATATTTAAATATTTTTCTAATGTTTCCATACTTGGGTAAACAATCATTGCACCTTTGTTAACATTATTTAATGCAATTTTTTGTGCACCTAAATTAAAACCAGGTAATTTACTTTTAGAAATTCTAGACTCAGTAATAATTTGATTTATAGTTGCTGGTAAAACATCATTTAACCACTTAGATTGTTCAACACCAGTTTGTGATGCACCATAAATTGAATACTTCATATTAACATCTTTGTCAATATTTTCATAATCATTAGCAAATTGATTAAAATATTTAACACCTGGTAAATCCCAAGCTTCATGATTAACACCAATATATTGTATACCACCTGAAGCTAATCCACTTCCAGTTTTAGTCATATATTGATCATATGCAATAGGTGTTTTGATTTTATCAGACCTCCACACGTTTTTAGCTTCTTCATTTAATTTATTATAAATATTTTTATATGCACTTTCTCTTTTTGCATAAGGAAGCACTAAATTAGTAAACCCAGGAAATGTTGCTACACCAAGAGTAGCAAGTAACTTATTTGGTAAATCAAAGTTTTTAAATCCAATTGTATTATTATACATAGACTTACCTTTAGAAGCAAGAACTGCTTCAGTCATTTTCATTTGTTTTGTATCTAAAGCTTTAACAAATTCATCTTTAGTTCTTTTTTTACCATTTTCATCAAAAAGAAATTTAGCAAAACCACTAATAGCAAATCCATCAACTTTTTCATCACTAATACTTAATTCTTGTTCTAAAGTTTTATAAGAATCTTTTTTCCATTTTTCTTCTTCTTTAAGATAAGAAGTATAAACATCTAAGTTAGTTAATGAATTAATTATAGTAGGTATAGTATCTTTATATGCAGTTAACTTATTATTTGTTTTTAAATTATTTACAAATCTTTGTTTAATAAAATCTAAACTATTACCACCAATTTGATTTCTTAAGAATTCATCTGGGTTTTTAGTAAACTGATTTTTAAATTGATCAAATGTCATCCCTTTTAATGCTGGGTTTGAAGATGATCCAATAATATGATTAGCTTGTGATTTAGTCATTAAACCGTTATCAATATAATCATTCATCATTGATAACATAGATCCAACAAAAGGAACACCATACTCAGCTGTTTTATCAGCACCAGCACGTCTATTTAATCCTAATTTGTCTAAAGAATCTACAGAGTCACCTTTACCAAGATCTAGTTTAGTTTGAATATGAGATAACTCTTCATTAGGTATAACTTGTCTAAATGTTTTACTATTTGGATTTGTATCAACATGATAAGCTTTAGAATCTAGTAAAGCTTTGTTAATCATTGTATCATTATCACCTTTATTTCTAATTCTTGCAGCATCAGCCATACCTTTGTTAGCTAATAACCTTTCTTGCATTCTATATTGGTGATTAATTTCATTAATAGCAAATTGATCTTCTTTAACTTCTTCACTGTAATTTCTTTTAGAAAGAGAAATTGCTGCTTCATCAAGATCTTTTTCAAGTAACTGAGATGCTACTGCATTATCAATTTTGTATCTTAAAGATTTAACATCTCCATAAGGATTAGTAAATCCAGTAGATGTTGTTACAGATCTTGATTCACCACCGTTTAATGTATCTAAATCATTCTTAACTCTATTTAATATAGAATCATTAATTTCTTTATTACTAGTATACATGTTCAACATTTTTACTAACTCAGGAGATTTATCCCCATTATTAATTTGTTGTTGTATATCAGCTATTTGATTTGAATATACTGTAGACTTTTCTTCTAAGTCTCTGTTTCTTTTTGTTTGTTGATCTTTTAATCTATTAAAATGATCTTCAAGATAATTCATTTCTGCAGCTTTTTCATCACCACCAAATAAAGAAGCATTAGATTTACCATAGTTTTTTCTATCTACATATGCTTGAGTTTTATACATAGCTTGTATAGCTGGATCCGAACCCAATTGAGATTCAAAAAATGAACTTAAAGGTTCAATTAATTGACTACCATTAGTAGTAGTAATTCTGTATCTATTATCTTTACTAAAGGATACAGTTTTAACATTACCAAATTCTTTTGCCAAATTAAGTACTCTATCATTAATTCTAACATATGGTGTATATTCTACATTTTGAAAATTTAAAGTATCAGCAACACTAGAGTTTTTAAATTCTTCTCTTTGGTAATCCATAGCAAGAACACCTGTTTCCCAATATTTATTATTTAATTTAACATCATCTGAATTCTTAAGACTTAGTGCTCTACTTTTTTGATCATTATAATTTTTAGTATAAGCCATATCTTTCATAAGATACTTATCCTCATAAAAAGGTTTAAATACCTGTTCAGCTTGATCAACATTTTGACTTAATGAAAGATCTAAACCTGATACACGTTTCAAATTAAAATCAATATTTTTCATTAAATCTTCTTTTCTCTTAATGTTATCATCATGAGTTAAATCAGCATAAAAATATTGACCATATATATTATTTAAACTTTTATAATTTGAATCATATTGTGTTTGCTTAGTTTGCAATACATTACTATAAAAATTTAAATCAGGCTGAAACGGCTGAAATTCAGGAATATAATCGGTCACACCGCTTAAATAGGTCGCCATGGTTATAAGTATTTAAAAGTTGTTTTATTTTTTCTCTTTCCTAATAGTATTCTTGAAAAAGAACCTTTAGTTATTTCAAGTAATTCACAAACTTCAGCTAATGAACTATATATAATTCCTGTTGATTGATCTATGATTTTTTTTCCTCTTTTTTCTCTATGTAACTTTTTAAAGTCTATATCTTTTAATTTTTTTCTAGCTTCTATTAAATTTATTTTACATAATTCAGAATGGTTATAAACTTTTCCAGCTTCATAACATTTTGCATTAGGTTTTATATTATTTTTTTTATGATGATCTTTAATCTTTTTTTTTGTTTCTTCAGAATGTATAGAACAACCATTAGGATCTGTTGGTTTTAAATTGTAACCAATAGATCTATCTAGACAATTAAGTTTATTAACCCAATAGTGTTCTTTAGCATGTAGCTTAGTTATATCACATTCTTCAATCATTTCAAAAATAAAACTTTCTTCACCATACTTAACCCATGCTTTTTGCAAATAACTATTATTATGTTTGTCTTTTCTTAAATCATAGAGATGTCCGTTTATTCTAGTTCTTACATTAGATGCGCAACCAATGTATATCTTATTACTAATTGTATTAGTAATCTTATATATTCCAGGACTTGCTTGCAGAAATGTTGCCATAATTTACTTTTATTTATACTATAAATATATTAAAATTTTTTAAGTTTACTAAACTTGATAAGTTTAATAGAACATAAATGGAAATACAGTATCCCCCATTACATAGAATCCTCCTTTAGGTTTTGTACTACCTCCTTTTTTCATAATACCTCCGTATTTAGATTTTTTACCAGCTTGATCAGCTAAATCAAATGAGTTTTGTCCCATTGCAGCTTGAGCATTTTTACGTGCTTGATCAGGATCTAAACCTTGAGATCTATATTTTGTAAATAAAGCATCAAAATTCTTACCTACTTCAGGTTTAAAGTTTTTAGGATTTTCAAAATATACTGATCCAGTAGTAGGATCTATTTCATATTGTTCTGACAATCCATTAACCATTGCTAAATCAGAAGCATTTTTCCAACCAGTATTAAATGAACTTCTTACATTTCTATCAGCTGCTCTTTTAGCATTATCATATGCTTGATTAGCTGCAGTAGTTTGATCAGTTAATTGTTTTAGTCCCATTGCATTACGTAATCTTGAATCATTCATAATTGCATCAGCACTTTGTGAGAACTGATTAGCAATATTAACATTTTGATTATTAATACGTGATGCTGTATTAGCAGCTGCTTCTGCGGCATTACCCTGGATTCCAGATGCATTAGCCATCAACTGTTGAGGTCCTGCATATTGAGACATAGCTTGAGTCATTAAATTTGCATTTTCTGATTGTTGTGCTATTTCTCTAGTAGGATCTAAAAAAATAGGGTTTGATACTTGTGGGTTATATTTAAAAGAATTAGGAAGATATTTATTAATATCAGCTTTTTCTTTTAATGCACCATAGTAATTAACTTTATCTGGTGTCATCCAGTCAGCTTGTTGTTGATAACCTTCTTCTATATTAAGATCCAAATCTTGTTCTCTTTCTATTTCTTCATCACCACATGGACATTTACCTTCTACATCTCTTTCTGGTGTAGTTCCATCAGGACATGGTTTACATGGTGTTGGTTTAGGTTCTGGTGTATCTATAGGTTCTTGATAATTTAAACGTTGTCCTAATGTAGTATTAGTATTAGCATTATCAATACCTGTAATTTGACCTTTAATTCCACCTACTGTTTCATCACCAACTCCTGTTTGAAATTGACCATGTCTTTTAAATTCAGGTTGATTCAAAGCATTTCTATAAGCAATATAAGCAGCTTGACCTTTATAACCACCTGAAAAGTCAAGATCAGATAAACCTGGAGTTTTAGAAATTAAATCTAAAGCTTGTTGATTAGTTCTAGTTCCTTTATTTTTTTGAGAAATTCTTTGATCTGTTTTACTAGGATCTAAACCATAAGCATTAAGTCTAGCATTTCTTTCTTCTTGAGCTAATAATTGCTCAACCATTTGTTCTTTAGTAAGTTTTGCTAATTCAGGTTGATAACCAGAATATAGTTGTTCATTTTGTTTACCTTGAGTATAATTAGCTTTGTTTGCAATATCTTTTTGATATTGATTATACATAGCATCAACAAGTTTAGTATTACCAGAAATACCTTTTTTACTTCTTGTATAATCAAGATAGGCTTTCTTATTACCATTCCATTTAGTATCAATTATCTTTTGTTCTTCAGGTGTTACTTGTACACCATCCGCAGCTTTAGGTAAACCCCCATATTCTAATGAATCAATTATATTAGAAGTCCATTTGTTTCTTTCACTATTTGAATTATCACCTCTAACATATTCTTTTTTCATTTTGGCTTTATCACCTGTTACCACTCCTTTTGTAAAAGATGGGAACTCATTCAAACCATTTGCAACATTATATTGATAATCAACTAATAACATTTGACGGTCTTGTGGTAATTTATCAAAAGTACCTTCACCATATTGTTTATCAACATTTTGTTTAGCAAGTAATTGATGTTTTAATACATCTCTTTTCATTAAAGCTTCAGCTTCTTTTTCACTTAACCCTTCAGAAAATTTTTCACCTTTCATAAGTTTGTGACCATATGCAATTGTCTTAGCACCTGGTTCAATACTTTTATAAGGAAACCATTTACCATCTTTCTTACCTGACCCAATAGAATTTTCTAAATATTTCAAATCCTTCATATAAGCTTTCATATGTTTAGGATCTAAATCAAAAGGTGATGAATATACTTCCATACCTTCAGCAGCTTGAGGAACTGCAATAGGTTCACCATTAGGCATTTGTGCAGGAGCTTCCATCATTTCTTCTTGTGGATTTTGCTGCATACCTTGTTCCATTCCTTCTTCTTGAGGATTTTGTTGTTGTTGCATTTGTTGCATTGCTAATTCAGGAATAAGATCTTCATCTGATATTCCATTAGCTTCCATATAAGGTCTTGCCATCATAGGTATACCTTGAGGAAATCCTTTTTTAGATTCTTGTGCAATAGCTAATGCTCCTAACTTCATTGTATAATTACGGATCATCATTTCTGCAGTTTTTTTATCAATCATGTCAGAATCAGGATCTTGTAATAATTTTCTATATTTTTGAACATCATATTGTTTAGCCAATGTAGCTGGAGTAAACCCACCTTTATCACAAGGTTTACGGAACATAGACAATATTTTACAGTCAGTTATTTTCATTGATTTAGTATCACTAAAAATAAATGAATCTTCAGGAAGTTTTAATGGTACACCTCCAGCAGAATGTCTTGGTCCTTTAATTGTTAAGTGTTCTGCCATGCCATCACCGTTGATGTCACCATATACAGTTTCACCACCTTCAGCTTCTAGGTTAGCATCTTCTCTTGGTACAGCACCTATAGTTTTTCTTACAGATATATCTTTAGGACCTGTATTCATATCAGCTCCACCAAAACTTAATGTTTGATTAGGAACAATTTTGTTTCCTGAAATAAGACCACCTTGAGCTTTGTTAGGTAGTTTTTTAATTTTTACTTTGTAATACATATTGTAAAATTAAATAAATTCTAATTCTCCTCCTTCTTCAAGGAATCTTTTTATTTGTTCTTCTGACATAAAAGTGCTTCCACCTTCAGCATAAATAATACCACCATCTCTAATTACACCATTATAACCTTGTTGATCTGGCATTAATAAACCTGAATTAGGATCATAAGTTCCTTTCTTATATGCTGCAATAATAGGTTCTTGATTTTCTACATTAAATGCTTGTTCAGTTAATTGATTAACTCTAGCATTTTCATCAATTTGTCTTATACCACTAGAAAATTGATTAGCAGCATTATTAAATTTATTATCAATATTTTGACCATTAATATCATATTGATTTTTTACTTTATAATCAACTACTTGTTCTTGAGTTTGATTTTGAGCAGCATTATTTGCAGCTGCATTACTAGCAAAAATATCAGTAAAGTCTTTGTTTTCAATTGGCTCACCTTTTTTATCATAATATATATTATTTATATTAGGTTTTGTAGGTGAATTATTATTATTAACAACATTTGCACCAGTTTGAAACATAGGGATATAACCACCATATGCATATTCAGATGGGTCCTCATAATCTAAATAAGAAGGTACTTCTAAAGACTCTTGCATATATCTCATTGCATCAGCTTGAGAAGGATCTTGTTCTTCTGACATATCAGCATCATTAACAGGACCCGAAGTATTATACAATTCTGAATTATTTGGTAATGCAGGAAATTGTCTACCTGGATTCTCAGTAAACTGATTTAATTTTTTAGAAGGTAAAGCTTTAAGATTAACATCTTTATATAAACTTCTTTCTGTTTCTTCAGCTAAATTGTAATCAGGTGGATACATTCTAGCACCTAACTGTCTTAAACCTGGAGTTTTTAATAAGAAATCAGCAAGTTTATTATTATTAGTAGGATAGTTAGAACCAATTTCATTATCAACATTATCTACTTGACCATTAACTTTAGTAACATTAGCTGCACCAGGTTGATTCATAGGACCAACAAATGGATTTGTATATGCTACAGATATTTTTCTAGGTTTACCAAATAATCCTTTTTTAACATCTTTAATATAAGCTCCTGTATTAGGTCCCATAATAGGCATACCTGGAGTAACTTGTTTTAACCAATTACCAGATACTCTAATACCAGGACCAGCTCCTTGCATTCTTGGAAACAAAGAAGGATATCTTCCTGGACTACCTGGACCATAATTACCATGAGCTTTAATATTCAACTGTGCATTTCCAGGTCTAGTAGTAGTTGTTGTTTTAGTAGTTGTTTTAGTTTGAGGTCTAAGTTTATGATTAAGGTTTCTATTTTCAGCATCCTCTAATGTAGTTTGTCCTGATACTTTTCCAGACTCATCAATAATATCTACTATATCTGTAGATTCACCACCTTTTGCAAAATAAGGATCACTTACATTTTTAGAATCATAATAATCAATTTGATTCTGAGAAATAAATGGAGATACCCCACCTTCTTGTCTTTTTGGTGCAGAACTTGTTCCACTTATTTGATTATCATCAAATATATTTTGTACTCCTTCTGTATATGCCAGATAATGATGCATAGGGTTTTCTGAATCTGCTTCTTGATTAGGATACATTCCTCCTTGTTGAGCATACATACCAGAATTATAACTATCCATCATAGAGTTATATTGTTCTTCTGCTTGTTTCTTCAATACAGCTTGATCTGCATTTGATTTAACAGCACCAATAAAACCTTTTAATTGCTCACCTCTACCACCTATTGGAATATCAGTTGACAAATCATCAGGTACACCTCCAGCTTGTTTCTTATTTAATTTTAAAAATGAATTAACATAGCTTCTTTTACTTGGCATTCCACCTAAACGCATAATATTTTCAGAAAAGAATTGATCTGTATTATCAACTTCTTCATTATCCATTTGAGTCCAATCAAAATTTTCATCAGGTACAGAGTTATCTTCTTCATCTATAACTTCATTTTCTACTTCTGTTTCTAATCCTTTAGGTTTTTCTTGTTCTTCTAAATAGGATTGAACATAATTAGTTAATTGTGAAGTTTTTTCTTGAGGTATACCAGCTTGTAATAAATTAGTAGACACGTCAAATAATGAAGCACCTTCAGTAACTTGTTGTAAAATAATTTGAATCAACTGTTCATCTGAAATTTGAGGTTGTGAATTTTTATTTTCACCACCTGCTTTGTATATTCTTACACGTTTTTTCATTTGTAAATGTTATATTATAAATATAATAAATTTTAGTTTAAAGTATAAACTTAATAAGTTTAATCAAGTTCTTCTATTTCATAACCTTGTGACTTATACCACTCTATTTCTTCTGGTGTTAATTCAGTTTCAATAATCTCATTAGTTGACCCACCTTCTTCTTTTTTATCAATAACTTTTTTTAAACTATCCCATTCTTTTTTAGACCAATTAATAACAGGATCTACACTATATTTATTTATAGTTTTTAAATTTTCTTTAGCTCCTTTTTCACCATTATATAAATATCCTAAAACTGCAGCATGTCCAGCGGCTATTCCATATTTTTCTATTAAAGATTGAACATGTGGTAATTGAGTAGCAAGTTGAAATTTATTATCTAATAATTTTTGTTTATTAATTGGTACATATTTATTTG